GTCTCGAAGATAGATTACAACAGGCAACAAATATATTGAGTAAGTTTCCAAATCGAATTCCGGTTATAGTTGAAATTCATCCTTCTTCTAAGAAGAATATTCAGCCTTTGGATAAGAGTAAATATTTAGTTCCCCGAGAACTAACCGTAGGGCAATTCATTTATATACTGAGAAAGAGGATGAAGTTAAATGCTGAAAGAGCTATTTTTATTTTCTTTGGTAATGAACTGCATCCGAGTTCAGAATTATTAAGTAGTATATATGAAAAGAATAAAGACAAAGACTTATTTTTATACTCTTACATTTCAAGTGAAAATACATTTGGGTAAATTAAATTGGAAACCAATTTAATTTATTATGAGTTTAGTTTACTCCTGCAACTTTAACATTGCCTCTAAAATCTTTATCTTGAACGGCTGAACTGTATCTCTTGGTATTTTGTCCAGCCATTACATTTGCACCAGTAGGTCCGGTAGGACCGGTAGGACCGGTAGGTCCGGTAGGACCACAACAACTAGGACACCACATCGTTTGTAGTTGTTTATCAAACTGAGTTCTTTCAGATCTGTATGTTCCACAGTAATTAGACATTCCTTCTTTATCAGAAGAACCTCTCATTTTGCCTGCCATCTGCATTGAAGGCATTCCTCTTAAACTTCCATCTAGTGACATTTATATATAGTAAATATTTAAAAAAAAAAGAAATGGTTACTCATTAAAAACCGTAAGGTTTCGTCCTGATGGGTCACCGCCATGTTCAACCCACTTTGGTAACCAATATTCATACTTTGGTTGATAAGTTGGAAACTGGTTATCATATAACTTTTTATAGTAATATGCCTCTTTGTTTGGAAACTGGTTTTGATATTGTTCATATTCATCATCTGAAATTATGGTATCAACATACTCTTGAATATGTTCATACCACTTTTTGTTAAGACCAGATACACCATCGGACATGCCATCCTTCCGTCTCCACAATACATTTTCAGGCAGAAATGAATCTAGAAACGAAGTTCTTAATAAATGTTTTTCCATTTTGTTTTGAGGAGATTTCATATTGCCTGGAATTGATAAACACAATTCAATCATGTTTTTATCCAAGAAGGGAACTCGTAACTCAAGACCATGAGAAGATACACACCTATCAGCTCGTAATACATCGTATTCATACAATCTGTCTACCAAACGAGAACTTTCCTTTTCTAACTCTTCTGTTGATGGTGCATAATGAAAATAGAGATAACCACAAAATAACTCATCAGAACCTTCACCTGATAAAATCACTTTATCTTCTGTATGTTTACTGATATATTTTGCTAACATCCACATAGCGACACTTGCTCTAATTGTTGTAATATCGTATGATTCGATATCACGAATTACTTCTGGTATAGCTTGAATGCCCTCTTCTGGAGTAAACATAACTTCTGTATGAACAGTTCCAAGAAAACTTGATACCTCTCTTGCATATCGTAAATCAATCGAACCTTCCATTCCAATTGAATATGTCTTTACATTTTTAGGACCTAACAGTTTACAAAGGATACTGGCAACAAGAGAACTATCGAGACCACCAGAGAGAAGACAACCAATAGGTCTGTCTGACATTAATCTATCTTGTGTAGATTGAATTAGTGTTTCTCTTATCGTATCTCTTATCTTATCTACATTTAAGAAACATGGGGAAATATTCTTAAACAACATTTCTTCATGTGTTTCCATTGTAAGTTCCCCTTTAGAATATTTTCCAATTCCAGGATGAAAGTGAACGACTTCTTGACAGTAGCCTGTCAAAGCACGAGCATATGATGCTAAAGCAAAGTTACCTTCATTTGTAAAACCATAAAATAAAGGTTTAACTCCAATTATATCTCGTGCAAAATACACGGTATCATTATCTATCAATATGATAGCAAAATCACCGTTGAGCAATTTAACTGTATGCCTGAAACCGAACATTTTATAAAGATGTAAAATACATTCACAATCACTTGACGATTCACATTGTAAACCATATTGTTCTTCAAGCTGACGGTGATTATAAATTTCACCATTGCACATCAATCTAATATTTCCGCTTCTGAATGGCTGATTACCTTTTGTAGATAAATCATTGATTGCAAGACGACGGAACCCTAAAATCATATTTTTATTCATGGTGAGACTTCCAACATCAGGTCCTCTGTTAGTAAGCATATCGTAACTTTTCAGTATAACATCAAGTTGTTTTTGTTCATTTTCACATAGTAAAGCTAATATACCGCACATTTTAGATTTATACTATTTATGCTTTGTCTTAAATTGGATTTGACTAAATTGTTATCCATATCGCCTATGGATAACTAATTATTTAGTTAAAAAAAAAATTATTTCTATAATAAATGAACCGAAATATATATCTCAATGATATTGCAAGACCAGATCTTCTCACGAGACGAACTGATGTAAAAAGTTTGAGTGTAGATATTGCAAGACCAGATCTTCCCATGAGACGAACTGATGTAAAAAGTTTGAGTGTAGATATTGCAAAACCAGATCTTCTCACGAAACGAACTGATGTAAAAAGTTTGAGTGTAGATATTGCAAAACCAGATCTTCTCGCGAAACGAACTGATGTAAAAAGTTTGGGCCAAAATACATATCTTCATGATCTTGTAAGACCAGATCTTCTCACGAGACGAACTGATGTAAAAAGTTTGAGTGTAGATCTTAATGATATTACAAAACCAGCTATAGTTCGTCTCGCTAGAAGAGCTGGTGTAAAAAGTTTGAACAGACTAGTATATGACGAAATTAGAGATCATATTAAATTAATGCTTGAAAAATGGTTGTCAAATATCGTTGAATATGCAGAATACAATAGAAAAAAAACTATTAATGTAAACGAGCTGGTATCAGGTATCCCCCATAAGTACTTTAGCAAACCAGTAAGTGATCGCATGTGCAAAAAAGGAAATCTATCTGATTCTAAATCCGAAATACAACATTACCAAGCTCTATCTGGTTGTTTAATGATTCCTAGACTACCATTTGCTAGACTCGCAAAAGCAATTGCTTCGCAATATAAAAGTGGCATTCGTATGAGCAAAGATGCAATTGTATTATTACAACATTGCATAGAAAATTGTGTTATTGAAATGTTGAATAATGCAAACTTAATGAGCATGCATGCAGGCAGAGAGAAGATTCAACCTAAGGATATTATGTTATATGTCAGTGCTAAGAAAGGTGCTCATTGTGCTGTTGGTGGATTAAGTGCAGGTTCACCTGAGTTCGATTTTAAACGATTTATTGGTATAATGATGAAAAAACTATTTTCAGATGTGAAAATTATGAAAATTAATAAAATAGTTACTTCTCAACTAAATCAATTTTTGAACTTGCTCATAAGTGCAATTTGTGAGAAAGCGAAATTTTTAAATCAGAAGAAAAAGGTGAAGACAATATCTACAAGAACAGTTCAATCTGCAGTTCGAATTATTCTACCAAATGGATTGGATAAATATGCTGATAATTCTGGTATTCAAGCTATTCTTAAATATACTAAATCAAAAGATTCTAGTAAAGAACGAAAGGGAACACAAGCTCGTGCTGGCCTTGTATTACCGGTATCTCGTGTTTCCAAGTTCTTTAAGAAGTATAACACTCGTGTTAATTTGTTAAGTTCAATATATCTTACAGCTGTTGTTGAATATATTACTGCTACAATTATGGCTGATTCAGGAGATTTTGCAGTGCGAAATGGAAAGAAGATGCTTGATTCAAGACACTTAATGATAGGAATTGATCGAGATGATGAATATCGAGAACTAGCAGAATCTCTCTGTTTTGGTGTTGTGGATGGTGGTGTAATCCCAACAGAAAATTATCTTATGAATTCTTCCTGGTAATTATGGCACATATAGATTATTTTACAATTCAAATAAATGAATTGTAAAACAGACTGTCATTCAGTTTAAAAATAGGGAACATGATTCCAACCTAGAGTCTCAAATAACTCTTTTGTTATTTCATCGTGAAAGTGCTTCCTGTCAGTGGTTTTCAAAACGATAAAATCATCCTTATCGCAAGGGAACTTATGTCTTCGAAGTAATTGGTATAATACATGTTGAGAGTTGATAAAGCTTTTCCGTTTAATATGTTTTATGGTGCTATACAACTCGGTTAGTATATTGAAGTCGTCTAGAAGTTGTTCTTCAAGATGGCTAATATCAACTGGTTTTACACCGGTTATCATATAGTGAATTAGATTGATATTTTCATAATGACTTGAATATCCAAGCTCTTTCAGAAACATGTGGATATGCTTCTTGGTTATTCTTGAAAACCGAATCTCTTTTGGTGTGTTTTCATCTCCAATTAAGAGGTGATGATTGAAAAATTCTCTTTCTAAATCCCTATATACATCAGGATTGACTGTATTGTTCTGTTTCGCTTGGTATTGATTTATACAGTCGCGAAAATGAACCTTCCGTATGTATATATATTTTGAAGATATGTTAACTCTGTCTATATCGTTATACGATGAATTGTATCTAATTACAATCTGCTGATTAAAGCATAAATTGCAAATATAAATATTGTTATCAATAATATCAAACATATTGATATTATTATTATTACAGTTTGAACATGAGATTGAAGAATTACATTTCTCTTCCTCCTTATGTTCAATATCATTTGGAATATTACTTAAGTCGTAGTAGTTTCTTGCTATTGATAAGTATTTTGCGACTAGGTCTCTTTTCTCGTCATCTGATTTTTTTGGCTTTCCTATGAAACTGAGTTTCAAAGGTCTTTTGAGTATATCCTTGTATGTTTCAATAATAGACAAAGTCTCAAATAAATAAAAGTTACAGTCTCTCTTAATTTCCAAGTTATTTATTCTATCAGTAACCATATCCAGATTGTTCAATAAGATTTCTCTTATCCTTGGATTTGTATTGGGTTTTTCCAATATTTTTACTATATCATTTAATCTCTCTCTATGCATTGGTATATCGTTGTATTCTTTTTCGAAGTGTTTCCGTATGGTATCATCTATTGAAAGTATATCTACATCGTTCGAGCACATATTTCTTTTTTTATCTTTTCATTTAAACCCATTATTTTTTATAAATTTTTATTTAAAAATAATATCTTGTATATAATAAATGTCTTTGACTACTTCAAATCTTACCTCCGGTTTTATCGACCTCGCCACCTTTGATGAAATTGAAAGATACCTATACGGTACTCTCGAAGCTACTGCTTACTTCGTTCGTGAAACCAGAAAATCTACATGGTTTACCCAGGTTCCCGTAGTACTTTCAAACTCTTCTGGTACCCCTGGTTTTGGTCAGGATTGGTCTGTAAGCATCTCCCGTGCCGGTGACTATTTACTTCATACTTGGTTGAGAGTTACTCTACCTACCGTCCAATTAGCTTCTTCAGTTGACCCCACCAAAGTTATTCGGTGGACTCAAAATGTTATGCACAACCTCGTCAAGGAATGCAGTATCACTTTTAACGATTTGGTCGCTGCTCGTTTTGATAACTATCATCTTGATTTCTGGTCCGCTTTCACTGTTCCCGCAAGCAAGCAAACTGGTTACAGTAACATGATTGGTAATATTTCAACTTTGAAAGATCCTCAACTACTTTCTGTTGGTCTTCCCTCCGCAACTTTGAATCTTCCTCTCCCCCTATTCTATACTCGTGATAGCGGTGTTGCACTTCCCACTGCAGCTCTTCCTTACAATGAAATGAGAATTAACTTCTCTTTCCGTGACTGGTCTGAACTTCTTATCGCCGAAACTATTGCTGCCGGCGGTGCGGAACAAAGAGTCCCGCTCAATACTAGCAATTTTTCCAGTTGGATGTCAAGTGTTCCCGTTTTGAGCAATGTATCTGTATGGTCTAACTATTCGATTGTTTCCAACGACGAACGAAAGAGAATGGCTTGTGCTCCTCGTGATATTCTCATTGAACAAGTTCAAACTGCTCCTCGCCAGTCTTTTGCTCCTTTGACTAACCCTACTCCAAACTTTGATATCCGCTTTTCTCATGCTATCAAGGCTTTGTTCTTCGCTGCTCGTAACAAGACTTTCGCTGCTGAATTGTCTGTATACAGCACCGCTTCTCCCGTTGCTGCTTCTGCTGGTTCGTACAAGGCAAATACTGATAAAGGTTTTGACCCTGTTCTTCAGACTTCTCTCATCTACGAGAATACCGCTCGTCTATCTCAGATGGGTTCGGACTACTTCTCTCTCGTCAATCCTTGGTACCATTCTCCTTCTATTCCGGAGAGAACTGGTTTCCACTGCTATTCTTACTCTCTCGACTTCTATTGCCTCGACCCCATGGGTTCTACCAACTATGGTAAATTGACCAATGTATCCATTCGTCCGGAAGCTTCTGCCGCAGCGATTAATGTATCAAAGGCTGTTCCTGTAGTTACCGATGCTGGTGTTCTTGCTGGTAACCTGTTCACCCAGAACTTTGACTTCATTGTCACTGTTGTCAACAACAACATCATCCGAGTATCCGGCGGTGCTCTCGGTTTCCCCGTCCTCTAAACGATTTCCTTCGTCCTTCTATCTTATATACAATGTTATATATAAGATACAATCACATAATTTACAAATTGAATTTATAGTTGATTTTAATAAATGAGTAACATAATATCAATGTTAAACTCAATTATTAGTGACATTAAAAGTATTGAATTATTTGACAATGATTCAAACTGGATTATCGATATGATTCCAACATTATCAACTTACAACTGTATTCGAGGTTATATCTCCGGTTCTAAACTAAACAAGATTTTAAAAAAAACAAACTTAATTCAAACTCTTTTTTATAAGATTATTATTTATATCGATGATTTATCCATTAGAGAAATTTCTCCCTATAGTTTAAATATAATATATTTTGATACTGAAAAGCAACTTGAAAAAAATATAGATATTTTCAATTTATGTTCACTCCTAAAATCATATACTGTTATTAAAGACTCGATAGAGATTGAGAATATGATGTATTCAAAATTATAACTAACCGAAATACAATTTAAAATCAAGGTGATTTTAAATTAGATAATGAATTATAAAATTAAAATAGTTTATGACTATCCAAAGGAGGATTATCCAAAGGAGGATGAATTAAATCAGATCAGGCAACGAGAGTTTTTGTTTCGAGGTAAATTGATATTACCTCGTGATAGGTTCTCACAAAACGAGATAAAAAAGATTATGAATCAGTTTGATTATATTAAAAAAGCTAATATTGTCGAACGAACTATTATAGAAAAACCAATGATTTTTGAACCTCTTTGCAATCAAGAATTAACTTTAGAAAAACAAAAAAAATTATTGATTTTTGAAGCTCTTTGCAATCGAGAATTAACTTTAGAAAAAAAATCAATAATTTTTGAAGCTCTTTGCAATCGAGAATTAACTTTAGAAAAAAAAATATTGATTTGTGAACGAGAATTAACTTTAGAAAAAAAATTATTGATTTTTGAAGCTCTTTGTGATCGAGAATTAACTTTAGAAGAATTACAAGAATTTATTACAAAATTAAAAAGATGTGGTTTCAGTTCAAATTCAAATTTACAATTTATTAATATAAAATGTAAACCTAATATCTACATCCATAAAATCAGTTTTGAAAGTGGCATGCCTATTCCTGATAAATTCTGTGGTGTTAGAAAAAAACTTGAATCTACATACAGTTCTTATGTTATATATGAAGATTACAAGACTAAGGGTGAAACTAAGATTGAAACTAAGGTTAAGACTAAGGGTGAAACTAAGATTGAAACTAAGGTTAAGACTAAGGGTGAAACTAAGGGTGAAACTAAGATTGAAACTAAGGTTAAGACTAAGGGTGAAACTAAGGGTGAAACTAAGATTGAGAATAAAAGAGATGTTAAGAAAGAGGTTAAACCTAAACTACAAAAATGCATTAGTTGTGGAGGAAAAGGAGTTGGACTTGTTAATGAAAGCGGATTTTGCGACCATTGCACCCAAACAAAAAACAAGTTAAAATTATACAGTTGTTCAATCTGTAATAAAAAGTTTTCTACAAATATCGCACAAGATATGCACTTAAAAATGAAACACTTAGAATGTGAATGTTGTGGTTCTTTTGGAATTGAAAAAGAAGGAGGTTTATGTAAATATTGCATCGATGATGCAATCGTGTATAAATAAAATTTTGAATTACTGGCTAACTCAAAATTTAAACTCATTTGAGTATAACTCTAGAGCAATCTTTTATGTTTGTATAAGTGATTAAATAATTTATATTCGTGATTTTTAAAATTTCCAGTCGTAAATGTCCCTTGATTTGATTGTAAATCAGTTTTATAATAGATTACTTGTTGTTCCATATAATTAAATAAATCTAATAATTTTCTTCCTATATTCAGTATCTTTTCTTCGTTTGAAGATTCGTTACAATAAATGATGATAATCATCCCACTTAAACTGCTTGCCCTTGGGTTTTTAAATAGTGTTGAACATTTGATGGAGCTAACACCAAACAGTCTATTTTCTCTATATAATTTTTTAGCAAGAATCCATTTTTCATCCATGAATTTAAGTGGATAAAATAACATCCATTTACCAGTATCGTAACCACATGTACTTGTTTTTCTTTCATAAAGCCAAGGGTTATCTTCAACACAAGACGGTAATAAATCGGTATTAATATAATCATCAATAGATTTACTCTTCGTTTCACTCTTCGTTTCACTCTTCGTTTCACTCTTCGTTTCACTCATATGTTTTCCATCTCCTCTTGTAAATTTGGCTTTATAGTCACACTTCAATCCTGATAGTTTAGTTTCTTCACAAGTAAGTTGTTTCGACATTTTAACTATTGTATTTATCTTAAATACAATTTAGATTCAATTCAGATTCAATTCAGATTCAATTCAGATTCAATTTAGATTCAATTCAGATTCTAAATAAAGTTATAATATCAAACTGTATTACAACTTAAAAGAAACAACATTTATTATCTCCAACCGCAAGCTTATTGATATTTGTATTTCCTTTGGTTGCCGATACAACCGCTTCGATCACATTAGGAACAACCACATTTACGATTAACTTTAAAGCTATTTTTGATTCAGGTGTTAGATTTGGAGCATCATCTAACAGCTTACTTATAACCGCAACTACAACTGCTTTTTTCTCGAATCCGGAGAGGTTGTTATTCTTCTCAACTAGATTCATGACTCGCATGACATAATCGATTACATTGTTCTCGTTAAGGCTATATTGATTGAAGCTTAATTTAAGCTGATTAACAAGACCGATTATAAGTTCGGACATATCATTAACCTTGTTTTCCATTTATATTAAAGAGTTTGATTTTTAAATTTCTATTTAGATAAAACATATACAGTTGATGGTACAGGATAAAAATAAGGTTTATCTGCAAAAGGAAAATACCACCGTGGTATTCTCTTTGTATTTTGAACATGCAAATTCAAATCATGAAACACATCTAACCATTCATCATTCGTCTTAAAACATTGTATACAATGACCCCATTCTGATTGAGCATGAATTTCAACAAACCAATAATCCAAACTGATTTCAGGTGTATTTTCAATTACCAAAATGTACTTACCAACCCTTTTAATCTCTTTTAGCAAGTCATACCAATTGGGCACATGATGCAACACAAAACTACATAAAACAATATCAAATGAATTATCATCATAAGGTATTGTTTTACCATCGTATATTTCTGGTCTCTTACATATAGATTTGTCTATTACATCTAACGAAGTCACTTGATATCCCATCGATTCCAATATAGTCGAATTACAACATGCACCACAACCTAAATCCAATATTCGATTGTAGGTTTTATTGTTAAAGTGTTCCTGAAAAATATTGATTACACGGTTGCTTTTGTTCTGGTTATAAACAACTACTAAAATAACTACTAAAATAATAAGTGAAAAGACAATTATCTTTTTCATTTATTATCGTAAAGAATAAAACTTATTTTCAATTGAACATAAGTTTAAATAATCACTCTACATCTCCTTTCTCATTTGCAACAACTTATTAAAGTCGGCTTTGAGTTCAATCATACCAGTTCCGATATTAGCCCTTTTCCCACATATGATAGCTGATGATACACCCTCTGTCGGTTCAATTGTACCTGAAGCACCAGCATTCAGAAAGTTATCAAGTGACTCCTCAAAGCTTGCTTTTCCCATAGGACCACACTCATCCTTTTTCAATGTATATCTTGTAATCGATGCTATAGAACCTCCATGAAGCATTCTATCAACAAGTAACTTGTTATGACAAGTATTTATTCCTTCCATAATCGTTGTAAGTTCTTCAATTAGAAACTCCTTTACGGCTTCAATTCCAAGGACTTCGTATATATCCCATATGTTGTTTGACAAGGTTCTCGTTGAATCGATGTTATCGATCGAGAGTAACTTCTTGTATGCATTTATCTTATTTGTCCCTTTACCCGGTATAGCATTCGTTTCGATAAGCCACTCCTTTGTTTTTTCATCTTGAGAATAAAATATCTCCTCAATTCCAAGGACACCGCATATATGAATCTCTGAAATTGTTGTAATAACACATTCTTCAAGGTAAATTTCAACTTCATTTTCAGGATTAATAAACATTACTCTGTCTTCCGGCAATGTGATATCTGTAGTATCAACGAATATATGAATTTCTCCTACTTGACAAGGGGAGAATACACAATGTAGGTCAGCAAACTCGTTACTGATTACATTTGTGATTTTTTCTAAAGTCAGCTTATTTTCAAACAGCTTATTCATATTAAACTTAACGATAATACAATGTGGAAATCGGGTAAAATCATCATTGTAAAACACCTTATATATATCATACCAATCTTCCGGTTCTTTATTATATGCAACTGTAATTGAAGTTGTAATATCAATTAAACGAAGTCCTGTAATTGTATGACCAACTACATCCCGTAGGTTTTCAATTGAATCTCGACCCTCGTTAAAGTAGATTTTATGATTGACCATTCTTGGATTCTTAGTTGCATTTATCAACTCTTGAAATCTGGGAACACCTGTAGTCATAGTCTTGTTCGATATACCAGCAGAATGAAATGTATTAAGACATGTTTGAGTCTGTTTTTCACCGATACTTTGAGCACATATAATACCAACACTTTCACCTGCTTGAACAAGAGAATTAAAATAAGTCTTTTCAATATCTTGTTTAAGCTGTGGAATGATTTCGCTGTATATGGATTGTCCTCTGAGTTGTTTTCGAAATCTTTCCTTGTTGTTTTCTACAATAGCCATAGCACTATCAAGTGGAATACCAACTTGAGGGCGAATAAAATCAATAATAAATTCAATCTCTTCTTCTTTTATCAATCGTAAATGAGTCATTTAATATCCTAATTCGGTTTAGCAACTAATTTTTATTTCATTTTTATAATAAATGAAATGGTATCTGATAGTTCTGATGATACTAATTATTGTATTCAGTTTAATTTTTATCCTGAAACGAGAATACTTTATTATTAATTTAGGATTACAGAAAATAATAGATAATGAAGTGACAATTGATAGAATATTGAAAACGAGTTTAAAACCAGTTCAATCTGCCCTTTATAATAACCAATCAGTTCAACTTCCTTCTTTCTTCTTTTACAAACCTACTCTTCTAAATGTAAACGAAGACCAAGGAGTATGTGGATCATGTTGGGCTTTTGCTTCATGTAATGTTTTATCTGACAGAGCAACCATATTTACTAATGGTGTATTTCGAAAACGATTGAGTGTTCAACAGATTATCAGTTGCATTAAAGATGGTTGTAATGGAGGTAATCCAGAAAATGTATTCAAATGGGGTCTTTCCAATAAAATCTATACTGAAAATAATTTTGGATATTTACAAGAACAAACAAATGACATTAAGACAAATTGCAGTTCATTTATAGACGGACAAAAAGAATCGTTCAATGTTTTACAAGATAGTATCAAATCACTTACACAGTTTATTCCAAATGGAAAGTCAGACGATAAAACACTTCAAAATAATATAAACAATATGAAACTTGAACTGTATTTGAACGGTCCGTTTTATGCTACTATTGATATCTATCAAGATTTTATCAACTTTTCAGGTGATGGTGTTTACCAATACGATAAAAAAGGTGTTTCTCAAGGCGGTCATGCAATTGAAGTGATTGGATATTGTAATAATGATGTAGATAAGAGATACAATCTTGGATACTGGATATGTAGAAATTCGTGGTCAAAAGACTGGCCTCGACAAACAAACGATAAAGGTTACTTTGCTATTATTATGGGAAGAAATGAATGTGGTATAGAATCAAGGTGTTGTAAAGCTGATTTAGCTATCATAACTCAAGAGAGACCAAATCGAGCTACATTTGCCTATTCTAATATCGATGAGTTTTATAAAGATGTTCCTCCAGATTGTTCGTTTAATACAAATAAAGAATTGTAATACATTTTAGGAATTGAAAGTATTACAATTCAAAAGTATGAATATTGTCTTAAACATCAGGACCCCATCTAGAACTCCATCTGTTTTGATTCAATTTTTGAATTTGTCTCGATAATATATCTTCTCTCGTTTCATTACTATCTTCAATCCAAGATAAACTGTAATCAAACGACTTCCTACCAGTAATCTTATTTGTATCCTTATTCGGATGTCTTATGTATTGTGGTCTCATTCCACCCATTGGGTCTTTATACATGACTGAAGTCGTATTAAAATCAGAGGAAAATACAGGTGAATAAAAAGGTTCTTCATTTCGTTTATCAACATAATACAATATATCTCCGCCTTCTATATCTTTATAATTTTTAAAACCGGTCTTGTGTTGTTTAAACGAATCATCAGTATATATTCTATCTAATTCATTAAGGTCAAGTCCAGAATCTCTAAAAGGAACATCTACAAGAGTATACTGCCCATCATGCATGTTTGACTTTACAGAACCATCTGGAGTTGAAGTGATAAAAACACACTTGCCGTCCACTTTAATTTTATCAAACTTGTTTGAGTACTTTGATTTTACGGATTGAGGATTTAGCATAGTGTAACCAGTTTTATTTTCTTGAATTTTTGAATAGTGAAAAGGCTTATTTGCATATCCTTGGTAATTATCTTCGAACTCACATAAGTTGCTTGGTTCGATTATTTCTGAATCATCCATATACTGCATTATTTATTATATTAAACTTAATTTTAGTTTATATTTAAATTGAAATATAAATAGTAAAACAAGAGTAGAATAAGAGTAGAATAAATGACAATTAAAGTATTAGTCTGTGGAGACCCTCATATTCAGGTTAACAATATCGCCGAAATCAATATATTTATGCAAAAACTAATGGAATCTGCAATTCAAAACAAACCTGACTTTTTCGTTTGTTTAGGTGATGTGCTTCATACTCATGAAAATGTTCATTCGATGGCTATGAATAAGGCTTACGAATTCATCAACAACATGCGACAAATTACAAAGACATTTGTCCTTGTAGGAAACCACGATGCATACAATAACCAAATCTTTCTTAACGATAACCATTGGATGAACGGAATGAAAGAATGGGATAATACTACAATAGTCGATAGAGTTATCAAATACGAAATCGATAATAAAAAATTTATATTTTCCCCTTATGTTCCACCTCAAAAGTTTGAAGAGGCACTCAACACGATTAATGAATCATACACCGATTCGACTTGTATTTTTGCTCATCAAGAATTTGCAGGTTGTAAGATGGGTGCAATCATATCTGTTGACGGAGATAAATGGCCTCTTGATAATCCCCTTGTTATTTCCGGTCATATTCATTCTCGTCAGATACCACAACCGAACATTTACTATTCAGGTTCAGCCTTGCAACATGCTTTCGGAGAGAGCGAAAAAAACACGGTTGCTTACTTCAACTTTGAGGACGACGGTAACTATACATTTGACGAAATCAACTTAAATATGCCCCGTAAAAAAATAGTCTATATGGATGTTGAAGATATAGTGAATTACCAAATTCCAGATTCTCAGGATCAAATTAAACTGACTTTAAAAGGGAACTACGAACAGTTCAAAGCAATTAAAAAAACAAGAATATACAAAGAAATAGTTCAAAAAGGAATCAAGGTTGTTTTCAAACCGAAAAAGATTGAAAAGAATGTAGAAGAACTTAAAAGGGAACACAACGAAGAAGGTAATGACGAGGTTGAATCCGAAAAAAAAACACAATTGAACTTCATCTCTATTTTAGAGAAATTGGTTTTGAAAGAAGAAAACCAGTTTCTAAACGAAACTTACAAACTTATTGTAAATACAAAAGAAAATCAAGGACAAGGCAATTCAGAATAATATATGAAATTTTATATTGGTATCCAATATAAAACTTTATTAGTGACTTATTAATACATGTATGTGTAAATGATTACTTTACTTCCGTAACTCTTGTAAGCTGTGAGCAAAATTGCATCTTGAACCATATCTGCAGTTTCCCATATTGCCACATAACTTTGTCTTCAATCTTGAGTTGACTTGAACAAATCCTTCCCTTGGTAGCGGTGGTTGAAAATGTAGCGGTGGTTGAACATGTAGTGGTGGTTGAACATGTAGTGGTGCTTCCCTTGGTAGTGGCGGTTGAGCTGCTTCAATTTCTAACGGAAGTTGAACTTCATCTGGAAAGTATTGATGAAAGTTGTTCCGTAAAGCAAATTGATGACGAGTCTCGTCGGAATGAACATACGGACAAGGCTCATCACCCCTATATTTCGAGCATATTCTCGATTTACATTGGGTCTCCCTCAACTCTCTGTATGTATGTGCAAAAGTGCACTTTTCATCTCCAAATTTACATTTCAACTTCTTCTTGATGCTTTGACAAACCAATGTCTTGATAACCTTCTCGTCTGGTCTTACTGTAAATCTCCGTTGACGAAACATAATACCCTTCTCTTCATCTGATCTCTTGTAATATCCATTTCTTTCAACTTTTATAGGCTCCACAAATGTCGGTCTCTGGTTAACCAATCCATTTCGTATGAAAAAATCCTTTCTTTTCTCGTTACCATGCACATTGAAACACCCTTCACCAACATTGATAAAATACCCATTGCGGTCATACACCGCATTATGGCATAAATGTTGGTCTCTACAAGTGAACAATGTCAGGTCGTGTAAGCTATGCAAAAAATTGCAATCTTTTCGAGAAATACAATTTATACCTTGAGGACACAACCTGTTTTTACGAGCTGGTGTACAGGCTAATGTCTCTTGGTAAGAGGAATCTTCGAGATCAATTTCCGAATATGCTATTTTCAGATTATTCTGAACTGCATACTCTTTATCTTTCTCATTAAGAATGACGAAAATATCATCATCCGATTCATCCTCAATAGTCATATCAATAGTCATATTAATAATCTTTTCAATAGTATCCATGGTTTCCTATTTTTAACCTGTTCGTTCAGTTCAAAATCATTTTTTTTAAACTAGATTCAAATATAATTTAAATTAAATTATATTTATATTTATTACTTACCCAAAAACTTATTGATAAACAGTTTTAATTTAGACTGCTTTTGATGCATACACTTGATACAATCAATCTTTTTCACTCCTGTTATACTGATTACATGGCATTCTTTACAAAGTTCTTTATGAGTCAGCAGGTATGTAGGCTTATAACAATTATTACAGTATCGTATTGCTTTGAAATCGACAAAAATTGATACGATAATATAAAACTCAATGAAATGTTCAGTAAAGTTTTCAACTGTAAAAGAATATTTTTTCTTGTTCTTAATTTCTTGATAATCATAGTTTTTCATCATACTCAACCTGAATATAAGTTCTTCCTTCTTTCTATTGTAAAAAACTGATACAACACCTGATATATTTTTCTTCATAACAAAACAACTTATATTATCAATCATTACAGATGATATTGGGCAATGTTTAATATTCCAAGAAATGATATTATAACAATACAATGAACAGCATTTAGCAGATTCCAAATCATATTTAGTCTCTCCATCAATAGTGATATTCTTTATCTCCGCTTTTTCAAACTCCATGATACTGATTTTTAACTTGTATTCTTTATTTTTTTCAATTTGGTAAACATAGAATCTTTTCGAGAGGGTTTGGTGCCTATATAGAATCTCTGATTTTCGAGAGGTGATGCCTATATAGAATCTCGGGTTTCCTCAAAAAAAATGATTTTACGATTTTTAAGCAGGAGTAAGTTAGGAAACAAATACAATGAATCAAATCGCTTTTAAATCGACTATGACTATGACAATGACTATGAAAATGACTATGAATGATATCACCAACACCACCGGTGATTATGACTATTCTGCCTTTTGGAAAAACTTTTCATTTCACCAAGTTCCAACTGGTGAAAATTGGGAAGAGTTCTCCTTCTTCGAAATTTCGAAGAGAAGTAGAAACGAGTTCGGGCTGATTACACCGCCCATTATTATGCAAACAGCTTCTAAGGAAAGTGGATTTTTCCTCGCCGAAGATGCTAAACTCGCGATCAACAAACGGCTTTCTAAAGAATTCGCTATGAAATTACAAGAAATCCGTGAACAAAAATCGCGAGAGGATGCAGAAAAAGAAAAACTCGAACTTCAGGCATTTGTGGAGGCTCAAGAACTGAAAGCATTGGAGGCTAAGGCTAATTACAAGCCTGAACCTTTTAAGAGGAAGATTACTACTTTTTCTAGCACTTGTGCTGGTGGAACTAAAAAGTTCGATAGCAGTAGTAAATTTTTCTCGAAAGCTGTTCCGGTAGCTGTTCCTCAAACGGAAGCCAAGAAGAAGATTAACGAAAAGAAGGTACTTGAAAGAGCTCGTGGCGAGTTTTTCAGGAAATCATCTCTCCTTTTCGATGACTCTTGGATAATGGAAATTGCAAAAGAACTTGGATATAAAGAACCATCTCATCATCTCCAAGAGATTCGACAGAAACTAAATGTTTCCTCTCTCGAAAAACCCAAAATAGTAGAGCAGGAAGACGAGATTAAACAAATTGAAACAAATTCTCTAAGCGACGAGCAAGTTGAGGAACTAGCGAAAATTGAAAAGCAAGATGAAGAAGCAATTCAGAATCTCGCCTTCTCTTTCGTTGATGTCTTCGAGCTCGCTCAGAAGCAAAGGGATAAAGAGGCTAAAGATCTTCAACTCATGATCGCCCAAGAGGCTGAATCAAAACTCATGAACTTGGAAGTCTTAAGGGCTCAAGGCGAGACTGCAAATATGGGTTTTGCAGACCTTGAGTCAAAAGCTATCAGCGATGAAGATGACTATGGCTTTGTCTTGGTGGGAAAGAAGCCAATCATCGAAGATGCTTTCCCGATTATATATGTTGGTAAACCTGTAAAGGTTGCCAAAAAGCTAGTTCGTGTTGTTGTTGTTCCCGTGGTGGTTCCTGTCGTTGTGGAAAGTCCTCTTATCAAAAAGAAGAAAAACCGCATCTGCAAGAGCTTACTTATGGAGAACCCAAAAACTTGTAATGGTGATTGTTGCTTCCTTCACAATCTAGATGACTTGGTCATTGATGATTGCAGATTCAAGAAATGTAATAAAGTCACTGAGGTTGCACCTGGAAAATATGTCAACATAGGTTTCGGATGTAAATTTCTCCATCGTTTTGGTGGGGAGACTCGTGATTCATACTTTAATCGTGAGGGATTTTTAGTACCTGAATGCAAGGTGGTAGAGACTGAGACTAAGGCCGAGAGTAAGGTCTGTTTCGAAACCATCGAGGTTGAAACTGAAGTCGAAACAGCTTTGTTTAATTCGTGGGGAGAGATTGAACAAGTTGTGAGACAAAAGGTTCAAATTCAAGTGGCAACATTCGAGTGCAATGCTTGGAGGGAGTCAAATCCTAAGATTTATGCACACCAAAATCAAGTTCATGAACATGAACATGAACATACACCTAAAGTGGTCGAAAAGGAAGAGATCGAAAGACTTTTAGTCCAAAAATCTAGATCCAAATTGAGTAAGACTCGTCTCTGTGAGAGTCTCTCAACTGGTACTCCTTGTAGACATGGAGATAAGTGCAGATTTGCTCATTCGTTTGATGAACTTAACATCGCTGAGTGTCAACATGGGTCTCGTTGTGGATTCGTGAAGATTATTGGTGGAGTGTTTAGAAATTCCGAAGGCAAGTACTGTTCTTGTATCCATCCCGATGAATCTCGAGAGAACTACTGCTTGAGAAATGGGATGTCACTAAAGGTTAAGGCTAAAGCTAGGACCGATGCTAAGCTCGATGCTAAAGTTGAGACTAAGGCTAAAGCCAAGGTCGATGCCAAGGTCGATGCTAAGGTCGATGCTAAGGTCGAGATCAAGGTCGATACTAAAGTTGAGACTAAGGTCGATGCTAAAGTCGATGCTAAGGTCGATGCTAAAGTTGAGTCCAAGCCTAATAAGCCTAAGACTGTGGGTAAGCTCAAGACTGTGATTTGTCACAGTGTTCTCAAAAGGGTTACTTGTTCTCGAAAAGTGTGCACCTTTGCACACAACGAGACTGAAATAAATCCCACTCCTTGTGGATTTCAAAATTGTAAGCTTGTTGATACATGTAACGGTGTTGTGATGAACATCGATTATTATAACAGATGCTTATACATCCATAATGGTGAGACCAAATCGAGCTTCTTTTACCGGTTAACACAGTAAGACCAAATTAATAGTAAGTAGAAAATTAAATTGTAAGTAAGGGGAAAAAATGGGGAAAACAAATTAATTGTAAGTAATGGGAAAAAAAATGGGAAAAAAGAAAACAAAAAAATTAAATCTTTCCAGATTTAATTTTACTGTATTATATCAACTTGGTTTAAATTCAAACCACAATGTTGAATATGAATATAGACTCAAATAATCTATAATCATCTTGTTGTACATAAGAATGAAGAGAGTCGAAGTTGGTATGATTAAGAGAACTTCGATAGATACAAAATTTTATTTTATATGGGTTACCATATAAAATCATATTATAATAGGCATTATAGTCAGGTTCTCTTTTCGATTGGTAATTACAACTATAGACACTGTTAAAATGATACCACCAATCAAACATGAAGTTATTAAAACAGCAATATACATATGTTTATTCATTTATATTAGTTTGGCTTAAATTTAAACTGTGTTCATAATTTTATTTTGAATTCACACCCAATTTAGTCTTAGTATCGTTCCATTTATAGAACATTACAACCATCCAGGTTTATATTGAAGGAATTTTTTAGAACCGGCTGCATGTCTTAGAGTTGCAAAAGAAGAACTCTTCCAGTCAAATCCTGATGCCTTTTCACTCATGACATAGATATCACCATGATTGATTTTCGGTATATCGATTCTTGGTCCAATTATCTTATGTCTGTAAAACCATTGGTAAGCTAACGGGATACTGTATCCAAGTCTAACAGCAAGTACTTTTTTCCGTTCAGTATCACCGTGCCAACCGATACCACAGATACTGATATCGTAATAGTAGTTACCCTCACCTGCAAGTTTAGTGGTTGACGGTCCAATATACTTTGGAAGGGAGAAATGAAGATATTTTGTTAGAGGGACATCGTCGTATTTAACAATTCTCCCTTTTTTATTATTGTAATCAGGTTCTTGTTCAGTTTCGTCAAAACAAAGGTTGTGACGAGCTACTTTATTAACGACTCTTCCTTTCATGAATGCTTTTGTATCAAGGTTCAAATGAGCCTGTTCTTCAAACATATCGTCTGCACTATAGCCAACTTCATTTAACATATGAGATACTCCATTTCTTATCAATAGAACACCAGCCTCTTCTATATCTATATTATCAGGGTTATTCCAGTTCTCAAGTAATCTCTGTCTGAGATTAATGTATTCACAAACACATCCTTGACTTTCTAGTAGGATTTTAGCCTGTTGCAATTCATTTATAGAAAGACCATGTTCAGCCATCTTACCTATAATCTGCATACCTGCATGGTTTTCAGCTTGGTCTCCGAAAGTTATGGTGATTGCTGTTTTTTCTTTCGTTAGAATTGTCTTTTGAAGTAGACTGAAGTTTCGTTTCAAAATGTAAATCTTATTATCAGTTATCAATTTGAACGATTGTTTAAGAAAAGGATGTTCGTATCCCTTTGAGAGAAGAACAGTGCATAACCGAAGGAGAAAGTCTTTACTATCATCAGAAAGGTCCAATACAGATAAACTGGATTTCCCTTTACACATATCAACTATAAGTTGTTTATCCATTTATAATTAATTAGAAACTAATTAATTATTAGTAGTTCGCGAATTGGTTATCCAATAGCAATTTTGTGTTGTAATACCGTATGGTATTATAACATATAATTAGGTTAGGTTAGATTGTTTGGAAACAGTTTACTTGTCTGAATGCATACCACAATACTTCTTGTTTCCTTTGGCAATCTTATTGCCACAAGGATACCCAGCATTTACTCCACTTTGTAGTATAGCTTTACAGGTTCCAGCTTCCTTCTTATCTTTGATTTTCTTCGGCTCCTTAGTCAGTTTGACTTTCTTGGTCTCTGTGATTTCGGTAGTTTCAATGGTTCCTTTGGTCTTTTTGACCACCTTTACCTTGAGTTGGAACTCAACTACTTCCGTCTTTGATTCTTGCTTCTTCGGAGCTTGAATTACTCTTTGACCAAAAATGTCACGATACATAATCATACCCGTATTATTGTTGATATTAGCCATGATGTCCTAATTTAGATTGGCATATGGGTTAAAACTCAATTTTTTTATGTTGAAACTGAAAACAGTTCAATTTATAAAGTTCTAATACAAATTGTATTACAACTCGAATTCAATCATTTACCCTATGTTACCTTGAATATATTCATTGACATGAACCAATGTATTTTAAACATAATTTCTGGATAATACTCACCATATCAAATTCAATTACTAACCAAGTTTTAATCCTCCAATAATTTACAACAAATAAGGTAATTAAATATTTAGTAAGTGGTTCTACGGATCCAGGCTGACAAAGACCTGAAGTATCTATATGATACATTGGCTCTTCGAAATCGGGGATTGAAAGATGAGCTTGCAAAGCTTCTTCTACCTGAGAAAATTGGGACTGTTTTTCGTGTTTCATTTTAAAGTGTTTATCTTTTCCACTATTTGTAGAAAACTTTCTATTACAAAGTGAACAAGAGTATAATTTTTTTGTTCTATTACAATGTTCACAAAATCCGTTTTCGCTTACAAGTCCAACTCCTATTCCCCCACAACTATTACATTTTTGTATGTTAGGATTAATAATCTCTTCAACCTTAGTCTCCGACTTATCTTCATATATCACATGAGAACTATAAGTAGATTCATATTTATGTTTTATAATTTCAACATTTTCAAAACTTATTTTATGAAGATATATATTTTTACAAGTTTCAAAACATATTTTATGAATATATATATTTTCAGTTTTATTTTCAGTTTTATTTTCAGTTTTTATAAAAACTACATTTACATTTGATTTTGAACTGAAACCATCTCTTTTTAATTTTTTAACAAACTCCTTTAGTTCTTGTAAAGTTAAATTTTTATTACAAAGAGCTTCAAAAAAGAAGTACCCCCCTCTTCCAATAGTTCGATTAACATTATTAACTTTTTTAATATATTCGAACTGATTCATAATTTCTCTTTCAGAAATAGTTCGATTAACATTATTAACTTTTTTAATATATTCGAACTGATTCATAATTTCTCGAATATCTTTATGACAAGAAATACAAGAAATATCAAATGAAATACCTCGAAACAAAAATTCTCGTCTATCTGAATCTCCAAATTCAGATTCGGAATCAGATTCGGAATCAGATTCGGAATCATAATCATAATCTATTTTAATTTTGTAATCACAATTCATTATCTAATTTAAAATTACATTAATTTTAAATTATCAATTTAATTTCCACTTGAACATAATGATAACATATCGGATAAAAAATAAATGTTTGATACTGAAATCAGTTCAATTTATAAAGTTTTAATACAAATTGTATTACAACTCAAAATATAAATTCATTAAATCCGATTACATGTATTCTCGTACGAACTCATCCTTTTGAACAACCTTGATTCCAAGTTGAATTGCTTTTGTTAGTTTCGTAGTTGGTTTTTCGTTTAGGTCTTTAACGATAACGATGTCTGTATTTTTAGAGACTGATGTTGATACTGTTGCACCTCTTAGCATGAGTTCTCTTTCGAACTCATTATCTCTGAAACCGGTACATACGATTTTACAGTTATTAATTTTAGATTCAACTTCAGTTTGTTTTCTATCCTTGTGTTCTTTGGGTAATACACGATTCAATTCACTAACAAACTCATTTGCTTTTTGTAAATTAGCAACTACATTTGAAGCTGTTTTGGTTGAGAATCCTTCTACTTCTTTGACCCTGTTTACAAGTTCATTTGTGTTCATCGTTTTCGGTAACTCTAATAGGTTCGGAATAGCCTTCATTAGCTTCTCTACCTTTTTACCGCTTATACCGAAACCGAACATACCAGATGCACCGAGTATTTCACTTAATGTTGCAGTCTCAAAACGAGTTTGAATGTTAGATTTAATCCGTTCTGCCGATTTATTACCTAATCCTTCGATACAAGATATTTGTTCAATTGAAGCACCAATAATTTTAAAGATAGAGTTGAAACCGGTATCGTATAGTTTCCGAACAACAGAATCACCGACGAACTTAATATTCAAATTGGAAAAGAAAGAAATCGTCTGTTTAATCGATATTTCATTATCTTCCTCTTCAGTATAAATATCGATACCGGACTCATTCCATTTATAGGGGGTAGTAGGCATGGATGGTTCAGTTCGTCTTGTAACCTCAACTATAAAAGGAATAACATCACCACTTCTTGTTATCTTTACTATTGCACCTGGACCAATACCATTATCTTTTATAAACTTACCGTAAAATCCTGTAGCATATTGGATTACAACACCTCCAATATGAACAGGTTGAATTTGAACTCGTGGTTTTAGTAATCCCCATTTAGATACATTCCATTCAACCGCAATAACTTCACTCTCTTTCATGTTGCTATCAATATTCATTTTGAATGCAAAAGAATAGTCTGGATTTCCTTCTGTATTACGAGTACATATAGAATTTGATTCAACTATAATTCCATCAATTCCATATTGTGAACGAGCTTTAAATTTACCAAGAAGCTCACTTAAGTCATCGAGAGAGATTTCATTTATCAGTTCATGATTTACAACATGAAATCCGAGTTGTTTTAATTCGGTGAGATGTTCAAACGGTGTAACAGTATTCTTTTCAACTACTTTTTCATAAACTACGAAGGTAATATCTTTTATACCTTTTCCTATCTTTTTTGAACTAGTTAAACCGGAAACCATGTTTCTTGGATTTTTGTATTCTTCAGTATATTTTTCATTATATGTATTTTTGTTCATAATCAGCTCACCTCTAACCACGATATTAGTAAGGTTATTTGGAATTGACTTTATGTATGGAAGTAGATAGGTAATATCTGCTCCGTATCCATCGCTTCCAGGTCGTTTATATATTTTATATTCTCCATTTGTAACTACGATAAGGCATGATACTCCGTCAAGTTTATCTTCGATAAGATACTGTCCTCCTGATAAGGGATTGTATTTTTTTAGCCATCTTCTCAATTTAATTACATCTTCTTTTCTATCAGGTCTAATCTTGTCCATAGAACCCATATGGTAGGGAACTAAGACTCTGTTTTCAGTTTCTCTAACGATAGCTCCGATCGGAGCTATATAAGATGAATCTCTTGATATAAGGGTATCTTTAAGCATATCGTATTGTTCATCGGTAAAACCGGTATCGATACCTGTATTGTAATATAGATCATCGATGTATAACTTTAGTTCTTGAAGAAAGTCAATTGGTTCTGAGTTGAAATAGTTTTGTAATTCATCGTTTGAAAACGACTTGATTTTCTTAATACATTTATTCATAAACAAAGAATTTGTAGTTCGAGCCATAATTTTGATATTATTTGGAGATTTTTAAGCGGTTTCAATTTAAAATCTCAAAAAAAAAATATTATCTCTATATATAAATGGATAATTTTGAAGAATCAGCCACTATCATTACTAGGTCACCTAGACGACCTAGACGACCTAGACGAAAGTCTCCTGCTAGAAGAAAGTCTCCTGCTAGAAGAAAGTCTCCTGCTAGAAGAAAGTCACCTGCTAGACGAAAGTCTCCTGCTAGAAGAAAGTCTCCTGCTAGAAGAAAGTCACCTGCTAGACGGAAAGTTGCTCTGAAGAAGAAGAAACCAAGTGAAAAAGAGTTAAATGCATTGCATCAAAAAAGGTTAAATGCATTGATGGTTAATAGAGATCATTATAAGAAGATATATTTTGATCCTGATAACTTAGAAAGTGAACGCAACAATTCTTGTTACGAAATCTCAAATAGAAAATATTCAGGCAGACCAAGCCCAAATCGTCCTGCAAATATTCCAGAATGCCATGGAAAAGCTTTTATGGGAAATGATGGTAATTTGTGGGTTTCGCATCCTAACAAAAAAGGTATATATAGATGGGTTTTAGGAACAACTAATCGAGATGAAGCTTACATGTAAGCTTTATTGGTGGCTTGCTTCTCAGTAGCGACCCAAATAGGATCTACCACAATCTGATTCCTGGAAATAATTAAGATTTATTTGTATTCGTGTTTAAATTACAACTGTATTAGAAATTATATAGTCAAACATCTTCTTGTATTATTTAATTAAATCTAAAGATAATCTATCGATTTAATAAAATGACTTCAAATCTTAATCATTCCGAATGGGAAAAAGAGAATTCTCTCACTTCACCTGAAGACCGTGATCGTTCTGTTCGTTGGCGACCGGAACATGGAGCTCCCTTGTCCGATGAACAGACTGTATTAGCAATGGCTGAACTCAACAATACTGCTTTTGTTGAGAAGTTTCCTCGTGTAGATAAGACTTATGCTGACCCTCATGTTAATCTTCAAACTTACGGTTTAATTTCGTTTGTTCCTTCTAAGGGAGCAACACCAAATGAACATGGAATTTACGGATTTGCTAAGCTACGAGGTAATTTCGCAACTGAAAATGAGGCTGACCAACGAGCTGAATTCCTTATTCGTAATGTAGATTCATATCATCAAATTTACCATAGTTATGTTGGACGACCTTTTCCAATCACTGTTAGTTCTAAGTATTCTGCAGAGACTAATGAGATTGATATTCGCAAGGAGACTACGAAGACAATGTCTTCTGCAATTAAGGAGAAAAAGATGGAAGAGAAAAAGATTGTTGATGATATGAAAGAACGGGAGGAAGCTCTTATTGCTGAATCTAAGAGAGGTCCAGATGAGGTTGACCCTTTCGATACTTATATTACTCTTAAGGTTAAGAAAGCACAGCTCAGTTGGACTTATCTTGAACATCAGAAGAAAATGGCTGAAGTTAGAACTTCTCTAAGGGCTACTAAAACTACACTTGATCAGATGGATACTGAGTTTCCAGAGTATCAACATCAATACTTTGATAAGTATATGAAAGTTCGTAAGTCATCTGGTTTTGAAGACAAAGATATTACAAAGGATAACTTTATGCAGTATCTTGTCGAGGATGCAGTACTTGAGGGTGTTTACGATGAACCTGATAATCAAGTTGAAAAGAAGGAAGAGTAAATATATATTAAAATATAACTTATGTGTTATATTTTAAATTGGTGACAGGTAGATTATTTTCGATATCTTTCCTTTTCGTTTCGCTTCGAATTCATTTGAAATTCTAATTCTTCAATTCGTTGTTGAAGTTGTAATACTGTATTAATTAACTCTTGAAATCTCATGCTTGTTTGTTTTCGTTCAGCTCTAACTTCTTCAATTGGCTTTCCGTACTTTTTAGCTTTTTTTAATTCAAGCAGTTCGATTTTCTTCTTTAATTTATCCTTTTCCTCTCTACTATATTTACTACTATGTGTCATGTCAATATTTTTATCATTCTCTAACCAACTACGATTTTTACGAGTGTTTTCATTAAATCCAATCCCTCGTTGTTTATTCAAAAACGATTCTGAATCTCTGTCGAAATCGTAAGACTTATTTTTAGTTGGTTTATTATGTTTTACAGGTGAATATACAACTGGTTGAACTCGTAAAGAATTCTTGTAAATTTCGCTACTATCATCATTTTCTGTTTCTTCTCCGTATTCTTCCTCCTCCTCACCATCTTCATTTTCTTCATAATATTCATCATCATCATTGTATTCATTATAGTCAACATCACTATATTCAGATGGTGAAGGAGTTTGAAATTTTCGTTTATTAATCTTTTCAGAGACCATAGGTTCAATTACCTTCTGTTGTTTAGGTTTAGAGACCGTAGGTTCGTGTTCAATTACCTTCTGTTTGGGTTTAGAGACCGTAGGTTCATGTTCGATTACCTTCTGTTTGGGTTTAGAGACCATAGGTTCGTGTTCGATTACCTTCTGTTGTTTGGGTTTAGAGACCATAGGTTCGTGTTCGATTACCTTCTGTTGTTTAGGTTTAGAGACCATAGGTTCATGTTCGATTACCTTCTGTTGTTTAGGTTTAGAGACCATAGGTTCATGTTCGATTACCTTCTGTTGTTTAGGTTTAGAGACCGTAGGTTCGTGTTCGATTACCTTCTGTTGTTTAGGTTTAGAGACCATAGGTTCGTGTTCAATTACTTTCTGTTTGGGTTTAGAGACGAAAGGTTCGTGTTCAATTACTTTCTGTTTGGGTTTAGAGACGATAGGTTCATTCTTGAATGCCTTTGGTTTAGATTCTACCTTTTTTGGAGGTATGAATTCAATATCTAATTCATCATCTGAATCAATAAGAGAAGACATCTGATTATCAACAAACTTTTTAGTTACAGGTGGTAATCTCTTTTCAAAATTGGAATTTGATTTTTCTGTTTCCTCTAAATCAACATAAGGTTCATGATCTGATTCTGTTTCAGGTTTAGATTCGGGATCGGATTCAGGTTTAGATTCGGTTTCCTCTTCAGCTTCCTGCTCAGTCTCTTTTTTAATTTCTTCTTCTTCTATTATTTGGGGTTGTTGAATGAATTGTGTATCGTTTTGATACTCGCTTGTGTCTTCCATTTCAATCTTTACTTTAACTTCTTCTTCAGGTTGAAAACGAGTATTCATTTCGTTATCGTTATCAGGTTGATTTTGAGCAACCTGTGCATCACGAACTCCTTCGATTAAAGCTATAATTTCAGGCTTCTTTTCAATTGGTAAAACAAAACCTCCTGATTTGCCATTCCATCTTCCTGAAATGTTTTTCATAATATCTTTATATGTTGATCTATCACATTTAACAATAAGTTTACCGTTTTTTTCCTCATATGCAATATCGTATGACATTTTAGCTTACTCAAGGTATTTTTTAAATGATTTATAAAAAAATACTATTTAAATAATTAGAATAAACCAAATTTAATATGAGAATCACAATGAAAAACTTTAGATGTTATGAAGATATCACTTTCGATTTGGGTGAAAGTGGCATTACTTTAATATCGGCTCCATCTGGATACGGTAAAAGCACAATTTTGAATGGTATATATTTCGCATTGTTTGGAGTTGGAAACAAGGTGACTTCGTTTGGCAAAACATCATGCTTAGTTAATCTTGAATTTGAAGATCTTAAAATTACGAGGACGAAGAGACCTAATCGTTTGGTAGTATCATGTGGTACTGAAGATGAATATGAAGATGAAGTTGCTCAACAGATTATAAATAGTAAGTTTGGAGAGAATTTTGATGTGACTGGTTATATATCTCAGAATGCGATGAACTCATTTATAATGATGAATCCTCTCGAGAAGTTATCGTTCCTTGAAAGATTTGCCTTTAAGGATATTGACCTTAACGACATCAAGATGAAGTGTAAAGCTAATATAACAAAAACACATGATGAGTTAGTTGCGAATGAGTCTCAATTGGAACTTGTAAATAAGGTTATAGGAGAACTCAAAAAACCTGATGAATCAATTAAGTTTCCGATTAAATGCAATAAAGCTCAAATTGAGCTTGCAATCAAGAATGAAAATGTTCGATTCAAAAATTGCAATACTTTAATTACGAAAGCTCAAAACAATATTACAAAGAAGGAAAAAGAATTAAACTCGATTCACCTTTTGAATTCTATTATATCAACAAGAACGGAATCTATTGAATCATTAAAAAGTAAGATAATCGATATTGATTCTCAACTTGAATCTATTGATATGAAATATGTATGCGAGAATAAACTAAATGAACATAAGAAACTGTTATCATCTTTACTTATGCAAAAAGAGATTGTTGATATTGAAACCAAGTTCAATGATGATAGTGTGAAGCTTAATAACATGAGAGTACAAGAAGAGGCTGAATATAAGGTTGAACTTGATAATATTATGGTTGAGCTTTGGCAAGAGTTTAATGTTGATGAACTAAAAGATACATTGGAATCGTTGTGTTCGATGTTGAATGATATTGATAAGATTGAAAATATCAGAAATGATTTGATTAAGTATAATAATGTTGATTCGTGTATAATCGATGATAATGAAATGAGGTTGGAAAAGATGCAAAAAGAATTAGAAGTAAAAAATAGACTGTTTTCACGGTTGAAATTACAGAAGGAACTATACTCATGTCCATCGTGTCATGTTAAAGTTCGTTTGGTAAACAACTCTTTATGTCTTGAAAATGATGGATATATTGATATGGATATTAACATAATTTCTGATGAGATAAGTCTGATGAAAAGTAATATATTAAATTTGACTCGAACAGTTGAAAATCATAAATACAAGTTAAAATTAAAGACTGAATTGGAATTCACTTTAAGTGAAATAGTAAATTCATATGAAGAACTACCAGATAGGGTGAATGTTAATAATGATATCAATTACCTGAAGGAGTATCAGTTGAATCAACGAAATTTGGAGAAGAAGAAAAAAACAATTGAAGATTCAATTCGAAATGAAAAATTTTCATCATCTTATAATTCTTTTAAAACCAATGTTTTATCTCTTGAAAAGCAATTGAACAGGTTAAAATCAAGGCAAGATAATACAATTGTATCTAGTGAATTTAGAGAGAATGAATTACGGGAGTTGATTCAGAAGGAAATAGAAACGATATCTTTATACAAACGATTAACTTCAAGTAATGGTGAACTCAATTCAGAAAAAGCAAAATACGAAAATCTGATCTCTCAATCTCAAAATGAGCATGTGTCAAAGTATCAACAAATTCGTCCTGAAGATCAAGTTCAAAATGAGATAATTGAATTACGAGGAGAAATACAAACGAATGAAATTAAGAGGGAAGAACATGGTCGAAATTTAAGACTTGTCGATGAATGGAAAAGGAACCAATCTGATATTGAAAACTATAAACAATGGAAAGATAGAATAATAAGTTTAGAATCAGATTGTGAAATTAGTAGACAAAAACATGGTGCATCAATGATATTAAAGGAGAAGATATTGGAAGCTGAAAGTATAGCATTATTAAATATAATCGATACAATCAATACTCATGTTCAATTGTATTTAGATGTTTTTTTTCCAGATGACCCAATTACGGTTACTTTGCAGACTTTTAAGGAGACAAAGAAGAATATGAAGCCAAGTATTAATATAACGATTGAATATAAGGGTATGGAATGTGAATTGAATATGCTTTCTGGTGGTGAATTAAGCAGAGTTATTTTAGCCTATACTCTGGCACTTGGAGAGATATTCAATACACCTTTGCTCATGCTTGATGAGAGTACTGCAAGTTTAGACCAAACGATGACCAGTTGTGTATTTAATGGCATAAAGGAGCATTTTAATGGTAAGATGGTAGTAATTATAGCACATCAGATAGTTGAGGGTGCTTTTGATAAAGTGATTAAGTTAGACCAAAATGATGAATGATAAATTTAAATTTTATTATATTTTGTATAATAAAATGATTGAACTAATTCTGTTTAACAATGTTTACAGTCACTCTCAAGACCCAAATAGTCCCACCTTGTCACCTGAACAGAAAGACCATATGATGCAGAATGCGAGATTTGCAAGTTCACTTGCGGTTGTAATTTACATTATGATTCTTGTATTGGCTCTCTACAGAGCGATGTTATGTTCAAGTGCTAATGCTGATTCACGAGCAATTCACTTTCTTTTCGCAACTGTAAGCCCTGTGATGTATATCCTTTTGTCTTATTTGGTTCCTGGACTCGCTCCCAAAAATATAAATTAAATTTATATGTAGATAATAAATGTCTGTTAATAGTATTGCAGGTATGAGTTGCAATTTGATCGCTGGTTTACTTTTTTTAATTGGAATTATTTTGACAATGAAAAATAGAGGTCAAATTAAACTTGAAAATATGATTTTAATCATATTTTTAGCATCAATAGCAATTGGAGTTCATGGCTTAGGTCATTCTCTAGGTAACGATTTTACAAGTCTTTTAGAGAATAAAAAAGTATGATTTATATTGTAAAATATCAGGTCAAATTATACCTGAAAATTAATATTATTGGCAATTTGGATGATTTCATATTTTAAGCTTATCTTCAGTTCAAAGATACAAAATCCGATATTATAGTTGTAATACCATATAGTATTATAACTTATTATACAAATGTAAACTCAGTCTAAATAAATCCATTACAGCTTCTTCTTTATAATAACTCTGTAAAACTTACTGCCAATCATGATCTCATAGAATGAGGAATACTTTAACCCAGCCTGGTAAAGCATCTCGTTCGTATTCTTCATGATATCGTCGATATTAGTAATATATTTCATAAACCTTTTTCTAAGTTCGCCAACAGATATATATCCTATATTTATGTATGACCCATCATCATTTCTAATTGTTTGTTTAAGTTCCTCAGACATCGCAATCTTGGTTAGTGCCAGAATCTGACAAACTTCATGCATCTTTGTAAACTTGTTGAACTTGAGCTTCATTTTTCTCCTGTAGTCGCCATCTGATATTTCATTCTTTAAAAACTGCTTTCTGATGTTGGCAAAAGTTTGACCACCAAAAATATAGCTTGTTTCATTCCACTCTGGAGAATCAAGTTCTGTTATGAACCTTGGAGCATCCTTGAATTTCTGTATTTCAATATTCTCAAACTCTGATATAATAGACTCATATATTCGATGTCTTTTTTCCATGTGGTATACCAATGCATCCCGATTATCTCTCCTAGAATCTTCATTTTTTCTCATGATTTCGTAGTAGTGAGGATTATGAATTCGTCCTGTCTCGATTTTTAAAGTTTTCCAGCTAAAAGCAGTATGGCATGCTGTACAAAACATCTGGTCACAACCGTCAGTCTTAAATATCGCAACACCACATGTTGGACAAGGCTTGCTGTTTTTCTTAATTTCCTCGAGATTTTGAACGGAGTTAGGGTTGCAGATATGTGTCCCGGTCTTTAGTTCTCCACACTTGTTGCAATGACAAGCCTCGCATAGACGACAATTCCATTTCTTGTTAAGAGTCCCTTTACAATTGAGAACAGAACAATGGGTAATAAATGTATTTTGCATTAGTTCTTCTTCTAAATCAATTTCGTCTATATGAGACAAGTTTCCTCTGACCCTCATCTTCTTCGAATTCGAGGCAATACTCGAGAGAATCTTTTCTCTCTCAATCTGAACGATAGATTCTTGAAAGTGTGACTTTTCCTTCTGTATAAGTTGGTCCAAACGGAAGTCCAAATACTTCTTATAGGTAACAGAAGTAATACATAGTTTCCAAACTGTTGTAAGGTCGAAAATAGCTTTGCAACTCATGCATTTGGCATCACCAGTAGTTGTGAGAAGGTATGTATCAAAGCAAGTTTTACAACAAGTGAAGTTGCAATAAGGACAAGTTACTGAGATTTTAAATTTAGTTTCACCACAGATATCACAATCACAAGAATGAGAAGGAGAAGGAATAATCTTACTTCCAACACGACGAGTCTCTCCTGGATAGATAAGACGACGAGTCTCTCTGACCAGCTTTTTATCAGGAATAGTCACCATAGTTTCATTACTCACTTCACCCCCACCAATAGTCATAGTCATAATCATATTCACGATACCCCTACCAATAGTCATAATCATATCACTCATCTTAGTTTCGTTTGCCATGTTTCCTGATATTCATACTTAATAGTTTTGAAAATCATTTTTTTAGTCTATTGAACTGATAATGGATGTAGTTTTATAAAAACACTCCACGAGATCGAAGTTGTTACTGGAGGGAAACCAAGTTCCAGTTTAACTTCGTTTCAGGTGAAAACGATATTGATAATATGGTAATTGAATTCGTAATCAGTTTCAAACATGTAAGTTATTGTTAAAGCGGTGTACATTCCTTACTTGACTAATTTAACAGGTGACTTTTTACATATTTTAACAAACTTAACAAGTTCAGATTTCTTCATATTTGAATATCCCTTGCAACCTAACTTTTTAGCCTTTAGTTTAAGCTGAACTAGTTTCAATTTGCTTGGACTGAGTGATTTAAGAGGTGATTTAACAGGTGACTTTTTACATATTTTAACAAACTTAACAATCTCAGATTTCTTCATATTTGAATATCCCTTGCAACCTAACTTTTTAGCCTTTAGTTTAAGCTGAACTAGATTCAATTTGCTTGGACTGAGTGACTTAACAGGTGACTTAACCGGTGACTTAACAGGTGACTTAACAGGTGACTTAACAGGTGACTTAACAGGTGACTTAACAGGTGACTTAACAGGTGATTTAACAGGTGATTTAACAGGTGATTTAACAGGTGATTTAACAGGTGATTTAACAGGTGATTTTTTACATGTTTTAATAAACTCAAGAAGCTGAGGTTTCTTCATGTTTGAATAACCCTTGCAACCTAACATTTTAGCCTTTAGTTTAAGTTGAGAAAGAGGCAATTTTGTTGGACTAAGTTTACCAAGTTCAATAATGTCTTGTATATTAGCTGGAACAGGCAATGAATCCTTTGGAATATAGCTGATATAAATCTGAGTTATATCTTTTAACCTATTTCTCACTAAATAGTTGAAGAACGATTTCAAATATCCCATTTTATCATCTTCCTTAATTGATGTAACTAAAAAATTAGCTTTTCTATCTAGGAGAACTTCGTCTTCATGGGGGTAATGAGAACACTTTCCAATAAACAAAACCTTGCTTCCAATTGGAATATTAAATATTAGAAGACAACATTTTTGAGGTATGTTAGTAAACCTTTTACTTATATTTATATTGTAACTTGCAGATATAAATGAGCTATCAGCATTAGCATGAGCTCTATCTTGAATCCCTCTGAATAAAGTTAAGGGTTGTGTAGTAGGTTCAACATCACTATACAGATTATCTAAATCATCCACTATTTTACTGTCATAAACTGATAATGGTTTTTTTTCCCTAATAGCTCTGTTAATCCTTTTGTTAACTACAGTACCAGTATACTTTACAACTGATTGGAAAACTTCTTTTCCATGGCTCATTACAAAGTCATAATGTTTATCTTCCATAGAATCGTAAAATAACTTGTTGTTTGTTATCATTTATAATAACAAATAATAAATTCTTCCCATAATTTTACTATTTAAGCCTCACATAGACGACAACCTTTATCAGGACTAGTCACCGTAATTTCTTCACCCCACCAATAATCATATCACTCATCTTAGTTTCGTTTTCAGTTTAATTTTGAGACTTAAGAAGATTAAATAGATGACTCTATATCTATTTAAAAATATCAGGTCGATAGGTAAATTATGGCAGAAAATATAAGAATTAAAGAATTGAACCTAGATACGATTCCGCCGTTTACTAGCAAGTTTGAAGACCCTGATTACAAAGGAGGTGTAAAATTGGTTGTTATAGGAAAACCAGGGTGTTTTGCCCCAGGAACAGAAGTATTGATGTTTAATGGAGAAACTAAAAAGGTTGAGGAGGTTAAAATTGGTGATGTTTTAATGGGTGATGACAATACTCCAAGAACCGTTCAAGAACTCTACCATGATGAAGAGGAGATGTTCGAAATTAAACCTAATAAGGGGGATTCGTATACTGTAAATTTAAAACACGACTTGGTGCTGGAATGCACTGGTTATAATCAGTTGTTAAAAGGGAGTAGGGTTATTATTAGTGTTAATGATTATTTACAAAAATCAAAAACTTGGCAGAATCGTTGGAAACTTATTAGGTCATCTGGGATTAGTTGGGATAAAAAAGAAGTTCAAATTGACCCCTATTTTTTAGGATTATGGTTGGGAGACGGTACAAGTGCATCATTAAATATTACTAATATCGATACCGAAGTAATTGGTTTTTGTGAAGAATATGCGAACAAGTTAAATTTAAATTTGAACAAATTAAAAGCGAAATATAGATATTCAATTACGAGTGAAAGTAAAACAAAAAATAAAAACAAATTGCTATCCAGTTTTAAATCTCACGGTTTATTAAATAATAAACATATACCATTCGATTATAAAATCAACGATAGAGAAACCAGATTACAGATTTTAGCAGGATTAATAGATACAGATGGACATTTAAACTGTAATGGTAAAATGTTTGAAATTACACAGAAAAATAAAACATTAGCTGATGATATGGTATTCATAGCAAGGTCATTGGGTTTTGCAAGTACCGTAAAAGAAGTAGTCAAATATTGTATTTATAATGGTGAAAGAAAAGAAGGCACTTATTACAGAGTTAATATATATGGTTCAGGATTAAGTAAAATTCCTACCAAAGTTTTAAGAAAGCAATTCAAAGAAGAACCTGAAAAGAATAAGAATCATCTTGTAACTGGATTCAAGGTTATTCCTAAAGGAGTTGGAGAATACTATGGATTTTCTCTTGATAAAAATCGTTTGTTCCTGTTAAAATCCTGTGATATCGTTAAGAATACTGGTAAATCGACTCTTATCAAATCAATTATATATGCAAAAAAACATATATTTCCAGTTGGAATTGCAATGAACGGAACAGAAGATACAAATCACTTATATAAGTCATTCATGCCGTCTACATTCGTCTACAACGAGTATAGAGAAGATAAAATTGAAGACCTAATCAAACGACAAAAAATAGCTATACAACATCTACATAATCCGTGGGCTGCTCTTATAATCGATGATTGTACAGAAGACCCAACTATCTTTAATAAACCAGTTCAAGTTGGACTGTACAAGAAAGGACGACATTGGAGTCTTATGTATATCCTTGCTTTACAGTATGCAATGGATATTCGTCCTAATATCAGAACGAGTATCGACGGTGTATTTATTCTCAGAGAACCTCTCTTAAAGAACAGGAAAACACTATACGAAAACTATGCAAGTGTCATACCTGATTTTGAGATGTTCTGCACTCTCATGGACCAACTAACAGATAATTATATGGCAATGTATATCCATAACTTTACTACGAGTAATAATTGGCAAGATTGTGTGTTTTGGTATAAGGCGAAACCTCCACCAGATGAATGGAAATTCGGTTGTTCTGAATATTGGGAGTTTCATAGATCACGATATAACGAAGAGTATTCCGAACCTGTCGATTAAATAAATTTAACTTGTAATACAAGTTAAATTCAAGAATACTCATTTCATTCTAATTATCCTATTAAACTTATTAGAATGGAGGCAAACCAGGAATAATAATAAATAGAATTAAGAGCGGAAATCGAATTGCAAAATACAATATTAATAAAACAATAAGAGTAAGAATTGAAACTGTAAATCGTTTCGTTTGATTTTGTTTATTATAGTATATAATCAAACTGCAAATCAAAACAACTGAACATATCGTATTGACAAAATAAATTACTGGTATCATTATTTACTAATTGAAAATTAACTTGTAATAAATAAATGTTTACAATCGAAGATAAACTTGATTATACGAGAATGCATTCTGAAGGAACAGAACTTACATACTGGAATGCAGGTGCCATTCAATACATGCCTGTCAGTTCAACTCTAAAATCAACCACAACTTCTGGTAAATCCTTAACATATAACGGAACTGAATGGACAAGTTCATTTACAAACGATATAGGAGGATTACCTATTAATACAACAATCCCATTAAACGATGGACAAGTATTAACTTATAATGGAACATCATCTTCTTGGAATAATGAATATCCAAGGAATTTAAGAGGAACCCCAATTAGCACTAACATGCCTGTTGCAAATCAGATTTTATCTTTTGATGGAACCAGTTGGATACCAGCAAATAATACAGGAACACAAGGACCTGCAGGAACAGTTGCATTTGGTAATGTTATCGTTGTTGACCAGATAAAGGGAACAAATGCAGGAACTATAGATGGTAATGCAGTTCAAGATATTGAAACTGCAATAGCTAAAGTTGTTGCTTCAGCAAGAACAGGAGTTACTATATGGGTTATGCCCGGAACATATAATATAAGTGCTGGTATAGTAATACCAAATAATACTACTTTAAGAGGGGTCACTTTACAGGGCTGTATAATACAAAGAACAGCTGTAGTTGCTAACACAACATTAATTACAATGGGTGCAAATTCCAGACTAGAAGATTTTACTTTAAATTTAACTTCTGCTTCAAATGTAGAACTAAAAGGAGTTTATTTTCCAAACACAACTTCAATAACTGCAAAGATTAGAGTATGTTTAATTAATGTAACTTCAACTGTAGTAGCATTAACTAATATTGTATCTGGTATTTTTAGTGATGGAACAACCACAAATCCTGATGTTGTTCTTTCGACAAATGCAGTTCAAAGAACAACCACAAATGTTAAAAGTTCAACATCGGGAGGTGGAATAGTAAGAGGGTGGTATTTTACAGGTCCATTACAATTTTCAATTAGAGATGCAGTTATTTTTGCAAGTGGTACCAATTCAATTGGTGTTGAAAGTATAAATACATCATCTTTCATTATCATTAAAACAGCAACCGTAGCAGGAGGACTATATGATATAAAACAACCAGCCGGTTTAACAGTTCAAAATTCAGGAATTCAACTGACAGCTACTGATTTAATAAATGCAAATTCGGATGACAATGGATTTTCAGTCAATATCGAATCTGCAAATTTTAGTTTTTCTATATTCGGAAATTTTGGAAATGCAACTCATTACTTATTTCCCGGAACACAAAATTATAATCAATTATTGACAACTCCAATTGGTGTTCCATTTCCTCAAAATGTAATCATCTTTGGAGGAATGTTATCTGCTGTTGTTCCAACTACTATGACTGGTTCAGCAACAATATACTTATATAACTCAACAAGTTCGACATCATTATCAAATCCTACTGAATTTTCATCTATATCAATTAACAATGCTACCAGGGTTTCTATATTTAATAATAAATCATCGACATTCAAGAAACAAATTAATTATCTACATGTTAAATTGGTTTGTTCAGGTAGTGTAGGAACTAGTATTGATGCATTATTCCTTGTGCTATCTTTATACTGATATCGAATTAAATTTATTATTCTCATATATAATAAAATGCCTCAAACATATACTCTCTATAAAGCTGATAATCAAGCTAAAAAGTATAAAGTTTATGTTGTAAGTAAGACTGGAAATATTAAAAAAATTCAGTTTGGTGCAAAAGGAATGAGTGACTATACTTTACATAAAGACCCACTTCGAAAGCAAAGGTATATAAATAGACATAGTGGCATGGGTGAGAATTGGAAAGATCCAACTACGGCTGGATTTTGGGCTTATTGGGCATTATGGAATCTTCCATCGTTAAAAGCAAGTGTTGATTTTACAAGGAAAAAATTCAAACTGAAACCAGAGAACTTTAGTTTATAATTACTTTCAGTCTAAATTATATTAATCTTATAAGATGTATATATATTCTAAGTTACTGGTGAAAAAATATAATTCAAATAATAAAGGATGAATTATATTTATGGTTCAATTTACATATTAGGGAAGAAGTTATACAATTACTTATCTTCAGTTCAAATTCCAATTATAAAATACGATAGAAATGAATCTATCGTAAAACGAGTTGATATAGGATTACCATGGTATCTAAAGTATCGATACTTTTTCTCGGAGTGCAATGAGGTTATTCCTAATTTGTTTTTAGGTTCATCTTTCAATGCTTACAATAAGCATGAGTTAGAAAATAAAAAGATAAATGTTATACTGAACATAAGCAACGAAATTGATAACTTTTATGAAACTGATAACAGTTTAACTTATTACAAGTATTCGATTCGAGATAACAATCACGATGACATATCAAATATATTAAATGAAACATATAATGTAATTGAACATCATTTGTCTATTGGAGATAAAATACTGATTCATTGTTATATGGGTTCTTCAAGGTCAGCTTCGGTTGTAATTAATTATATAATACATAAGTATAAAGTATCGTATGAACAGAGCTTAAATATTGTTAAAAATAAAAGACCAGTTATAAATTTAACTGAAACATTTGAAAAAACAATTAAAAAAAATAGAAACATTGTTATAATAAATGAGTAATCAATCAATGGTTTTTAAACTAACCTCGAATAAAAAAGAAAGATTTGAATTATGTCCGAGTTCATTTGATCCTAAATATATAATAGATTGGTATGATATACAAAAATTAATAAATAATAACAAGCATTTTAAATTTAATCCTGTCAAAAGCACTATACTAAGTCTTGGTCCCAGAAGAAGACCAACTCCTAGTCCTAGAAGAAGTCCTAGTCCCAAAAGAAGACCAACTCCTAGTCCCAGAAGAAGCCTTAAACCTAGTCCCAGAAGAAGCCCAACTCCCAGAAGAAGTCCTAGTCCTAGAAAAAGCCTTAAACCTAGTCCCAGAAGAAGACCAACTCCTAGTCCTAGAAGAAGTCCTAGTCCCAAAAGAAGACCAACTCCTAGTCCCAGAAGAAGCCTTAAACCTAGTCCCAGAAGAAGCCCAACTCCCAGAAGAAGTCCTAGTCCTAGAAAAAGCCTTAAAACAACTCCTAGAAAAAGCCCAAAACCTAGTCCCAGAAGAAGCCTTAATCGTAAATACTCTTTATTATATCCTTATGGTTCTCCAATGGGAACCCCACCTCCTGCATACTCTTTCTTATATCCTCGTGGTTCTCCAAAGGGAAAACAACCTCGTGCATCCCCTCGAATTCAAGGGTCCTTATATCAAGACTTACTTAGACATCATAAAAATGCAGTTGAAGTATAATGAATTTTATTCCAAATCTCTAAATGTTTCTCTTCTAGGAACATGAAAGATATGAAATAATCCTTCCATATGAGAAGGGGAATCAATCGTATTTTGATCCCATCTTATGTTTTTCCATTTGGGAAATGTCCTCCATATAAAATGAAACACCTGCTTCAGAACAGAATGTGGGTTGTGTATTAGCCAAAATACAATCAAAACTTACGAATGCCATTGAAAAATCATATGTCCATTCAAAATCAGTCCATACAATAAAAGAATTAAATGAATTGAAAAACAAGTTTAATATTTCTTTACTTCCATAAATCATGCTATCCATACAAAAGTATATAGTATCTTCATCTTCATGTATACTTGATATTGGTCGTAAGTTTACAATTTTAACATCAAATAAACGAGTGAACATTATGTTATTGTATTCTTCTGTTGCATTACCCAAAAACAATGTCCATAGCACAAATCTTCTATACCACATGTTTGCTGTGAACCACATCTTTTCACCATAACCTTGTTTTCCTTCCCCAATTCTGATATAGTGTTTCATAATCTCAGTGTCTTTAGCATGAAACTGTTTCATATCTTCCCAATAAGATATCAGTTTAACTTCAGTCTGTTGTTGACTAAATATATTTTGAACTCGAGATAAAGTTAATTCTGAATAGTTTCCATTAGGTTCCTTGTCTGTTAAAATATATACATGATATGATATATCAGTTTCATTACCAAACGATTTTTTGATTTCTTTTAGATTATGTTCAAGAATTATACTTGCAGTTCTAAATTGACCGAAAACTAATAATGCGATCTTTTTCATTTGAACAAAAGTATTATCTTTTAAATTGTATAACAATTTAAAATTCTATATTGTAATCGTTGCATATTGCATTTCCTTATTATTTATATTTGGATAACACTTTTTTAAAAATTGAGCTAATATTCGACCTGTAATTTTAGCTCCTCTATTAGATGTAAACCATTTTCGTGGTTCATAAGTATTGTAATTATCGATGATAGTTGATAGAGAGTTTATGATGTTGTTTTCATCAGTAAAGAACTCGCCTGTAACCCCGCTTATTACATTATGCCATCCTCCAAGTATATTGTAGTTAACCAAAACAGGCATGTTATAACATATTGCCTCTGCGATTATTCTTGGTGATGCATCTATTATATTTGGAACGAAAAGAAACTTGCATTTTTGCATTTCTTTTTGAAACTCTGGATAAGACAAAAACGGAAGAATTTTCACTATACCATTACATTTATCGGTAAATTCACAATTCGTTCTACCAACTAATACCCCTTTTAATTTAAACTTTCCACACATGACTTCAAGGCACTTTTTAGCAAGGTCCCAGTTTCTATTGATTGATTGCCATCCTGCTTCACATTTTTTATTATCTTCTAAACAGCAATACATAAAATCATATTCCTTTTCAGTTTGAATTTTAAAACTTTCGTTATCAGTATCTTTTAAATCTGCTTCGGTTATCAATTCCATTGGTAGTTTAGAATTCAGTAGATTATCGGGAATTTTGTCAGGTCTAAAACAATGTAGCCATGCAGTTACCATTTGAGTATAATCGTGTTTTCGTTCCATATGGAACTTGTCTTCATAGGGGTTATTAATAACCCCAGGAAAATTGAGGTAACTCGATATACCACAAAAATATAGACCTTTTGCTTTGTATTCTTCATATAGCTGTTCGTGATTAACTTCACGAAAGGGAGCTGATATCAGTATGATATTTAGAAGATTATGATTCTCGTCATATAAGTTCTTAAAGGGAAAAGTCACGACAGGAACAGTTGAAAACAGTTCAGATTTCAGTTTTTTATAGGCATAGTACACTATGATGCTTATCAGTATTAGTATTAAAACTATACTAATTATCAAGATGATTTTGTTTTTGATTGACATTTATTATATGGAGATAATTTCTGTTTGAATTTAAATTGAACAAGAAACAAATTTAATTTAACTAATAAATTTCAAGTGTATTGGAACCTGAAATTTGTCAATATGATGGTTGTAGAAAGCAATGTGTATTTGAAACTGAAAAGGAACCATTAGTTCTCCTGTTAGAACAATCATATCGGACTGACAGTTCGTATATGTTTATGATAATTCAAACGATAAATTAATTTTAAACTCTAATATAGTTTAAAATTACCATTAAAATTCAACCTTGTCAACAAAAGCAAGGTATTTGTAGGCTTGAAGTTGAGTTATGACATCTGCTTTTCAATTAGAATAGTTCCGCATTTATCGAAGTAAGTACAATAAGAATGAGTTAGAAAATAAAAGATAAATGTTATACTGAACATAAGCAACGAAATTGATAATTTTTACGAAACTGATAACAGTTTAACTTATTACAAGTATTCAATTCGAGATAATAATCATGATGATATATCAAATATATTAAATGAAACATATAATGTAATCGAATATCATTTAGAACTTGGTGATAGGTATTGGTTCATTGTTATATGGGAGCTTCAAGATCAGCCTCAGTTGTTATACATTATATAATGAAGTATGGGGTATCTTATGAACAGGCATTATATATTGTAAAAAGAGGAAGACCCGTTGTAAATCTAACTGAAAAGTTCCAAAATACATTGAAAGGAAGTATGAAAACAATACAAATTTGAATGGTAACATCATTTTTATTATTTATACAAAATCAACTCTATAAGATTGATCCGTCAAAGTGGACCAGTTTGCCTTTACTGTGTTAAATACTGTTTCTGGTGTTCCAGAACCTATAGCAGTGTTTTTAGCTTGTGTATTATCAGATGTAACCATTTTTAGGTCAACTCCTTCAACAGCCATAAATATATGTTGTTTTAATGTTGGATGGTATGCTACATATGTAACTGGAATTGGAGTACCTCCATTAACATATGGTCCACCTAATTTAAATTTAGCCCAATTATCTTTATTTGACATATCAGCAACCCTATATGCTCCATCTGGACCAGTTCCTGATGAAGTATAACTATCCCACTTTGCAGGGTCAAATATTGCTGATGCCGGGGTAGTATTTTTACATACTTTATTATCCTGAGTTACCATTTTTAAGTATGAATTATCAGACTCACGAACCATAAAAACATATTGGTTGATAGAAGGGACAAAAACAGCATCTCCATCTTGAACTGTTCTAATTCCATTTCCAGAACCGATTGCTGGTCCATACATTACATAATTTGATGCTACCATAGGTGTAGGACCAGGAGTAGATGTAGACGAAGACGAAGATTTACTTGCAACAACAGCAATAACAATAATAACAATTACAACAAGAGCAAATATTGCTCCTCCAATATAATATTTTCTATCCATTTATTATAATGGAGAAAATAAATTATAAAATAAATTATACTTTCAAGTATTATAATTTATATTGAAAACAATATAAATTCGAATTGTAACATCATCTTTATTATTTATACATAATCAACTCTATAAGATTGATCCGTCAAAGTGGACCAGTTTGCTGTGTTAAATACTTTTCTGGTGTTCCAGATCCTATAGGTGTATATTTAGCTAGTGTATTATCAGCTGTAACCATTTTTAGGTCAGTTCCATCAACAGCCATAAATACATGTTGTTTTAATGTTGGATGATATGCTACATATGTAATTGGAATTGGAGTACCGTTATTAACAGCAGAACCTGTTAATTTAAATTTAGCCCAATTATCTTATTTGACATATCAGCACCCTATATGGTCCAGTTCCTACGGTACTATAACTATCCCACTTTGCAGGTCAAATATTGCTGATGCAGGGGTAGTATTTTACATATTTTATTATCCTGAGAGATACAATTTTTAAGTATGAATTATCAGACTCACGAACCATAAAGCATATTGGTTAATAGAAGGGACAAGAACTACATCTCCATCTTGAACTGTTCTAATTGCATTTCCAACACCAATTGCTGGTCCATACATTACATAATTTGATGCTACCAGAGGTGTAGGACCCGAGTAGATGTAGACGAAGATTTAGTTGAAACAACAATTACAATTACAACAAGAGCAAATATTGCTCCTCCAATATAATATTTTTTATCCATTTATTTGTTGAGCCAATAGGACAACAGTCGAGTTCCGTTAAAGTTATATATAACAACCAATAGTTAGGTTCTTTATTAAAGTAGGCTCGACAACCACACAACAAATTCTTTGTAGAAGAATAAAGGTTACTTGCTTATAAAGATATTTTATCTACAAAAACGATATATTTATAAGCTTGAAGTTGAGTTATGACATCTGCTAAATCATCCTTTTTCTTGTTTGAATTTAAACTGCTCATGGTATCACTATCTTTTCTATCATTGAGTATCTCTATTGTTTGAACTACACTCCATTTTTTGCGAGCGGATTTATCAATCGATTTATATTTAATTTTGCCATTTTTCAGTCTTGTTTCAAGCTTGTGGGCACCTAGAATTTGAGTTTTGTAATAAGCTGGAAATTCAATTATTTGTTTAAATCTGCCGTATCGAAAAGCAAAGTAGGACCAACAATGTTGAGCAATTTTAAGAGCCATTGTATTATGTTTTTTACCAAAAGACATCTGCTTTTCAATTAGAATAGTTCCGCATTTATCGAAGTAAGAAGAATGTTCATCAAGCAAATCATTCATATTGTATAAAACTTCAGTGTCAAGGTAAGCTCCTTTTTTACAGTTTTTTGTTAAATCGTTGTTTTTAAACAATACGGTTCTACCGTTGGTCCATACCTGTTTTAATATAGTTTTAAATTCTTGAGTTGGTGTTCCGTTTACATTGTATCTGTTTTCTTTTGGTATATTTTGAATTGATAATAAGGTTTCATTATCAATTTCTTCAATGTAGAATGCAAAGTTATTTTTACCAATATCTATACTGCATATATATATGTTGTTATCTTCTTTTAATTCTTGCATCATTATTACTGTCATTTTTAATTTATAAATAAGGTTATTTAAAGCAAATGATCGAAGTTGAATTGACAAACAGTTCACAAAAGCAGATAACAGGAGTTAGTATCAAAGTACAGGAATTGAAGTTTAATCAGTCGGCTACCTTTAGAGTTGAACTGTTGAATGGGAGAAATCTAACTGATATTCAGTTTGTTGAGGTTATGGGTGAAAACTATAATCGATGGAATGGTGACGACGATTATATAGTTGATTTTATAGTGGGTCAGCTTGGTTATCTTAGGAAAGGTGAGAGAAAGGTATATAAGGATCCTATATCTGAGGATGAGTATTTGGAAATGGAAGATGAGTTGAACCAATATAAAACTGATGTTGATGAATTACGATTGAGATATAATGATGAACTTTTGAAAGGGAAAACAGTCAAGAAGAATATGGATGAAATCGTGTGTCAAAATAACCTGCTAACTGAAAAGTTGGGTGTATTAACTTTTGAGAAAAACAGTTTGAAATCACAGTTCGAAACTGTAAATTCTAAATATGAAGATATGCTTCGAACATCGGAAGATAAGAGACGACATTATGAATACCTTATTAATCGTATAGATGAACTTAATCGTATGCATGATGAATTGAAGGTTCAATTTGATGAGATAACTAGGGAAAATGGTGTATTACAGAGTTGTGTAGTTGACTTGTCTGAAAAGAATAATGAATATGAAACGATTAAACATAATTATTCTGAACTGGAAACCAATTATAATAAAACAAAGGATGAAAATAAGCGACTTGAAGTTTTAAAGGTTCAATTTCAAAACCGAGTAATTGAACTTCAAAATGAATTGGAAACCAATTATACTTTTATTGAAAATATGGAAAGTGAATTAGATACGAATAATAATACTAACACAAGTTTACAAAACCAGATTGACAATTATATTGCAAATGAAGGAAAGTTAAATAATATAATAGAAACGATGGAAAGGACAAAAACCAAAAATGTTGAAACCATATCAGAACTTAAATCATCTGTCTCTGAAATGAGAGTCAAAATATCAAAACAGATTGATTATATCGATGAATTAGAAAATGATGTTGAAACTAAAGATGAACAAATACTAAAATTAGAGGATGAAATCAAGGTGAAAACATCAGAAATCGAAAATAATAAATATGAATATGTATCGAGGGCGACTGATCATTCTATTTATGTATCGAGTTTGCAACAGGAGATATTAAGTTGTAAAATCAGTTTACAAGAAGAGAAAACTGATTTTCAGTCGCAAGTTGACCAATATGAAACCTATATTGTGAATCAAGATGAGAAAATTTCTCATAAAGAACAACATATAGGTTTATTGGAGATGGAAAATAATGAATTGAATCATATCATATCCGGTTTGAAAGAGACAATTAGAGAACTGGAAATGGATAAATCTGAATTGGAATACAATTTAGAAACAATTCAAGATGAGAATACTGATTTGGATAGCAGAATAAGTTCTCTTGAAGAAGAGTTGGAGGAAAATAAAACAAATGATATTGTTGTTTCTTTGCAATATGAAATTGAGGAGAAAAAGTTATGTGTGAGTCAATTAATCGAAGATCTAAATCGAGAGAGATTATCTTATGATGAA